TAGCTTCGTCGGCAGCGTCAGATGTGTATAAGAGACAGCTTGTGCAGCGCGTCGTAGACCGTGCCGCTACCAATCTCGCCAGCGAGAAGCGTTGCGATGTTCTGCCCGCCGTACTTGCCAATGAGTGCCAGACGGTTGTACTCAGCGTTGTTGAGCGCCATCTGCGCGTTGTTGCGCGAGGTCGGGTCGACCATCTCGTACGGGGTTCCACCCACCGTCAGGACCTTTGCCTGTGCCATATGTATTCCTTTCTATGCGAGTGTCAGGGTTGAGCCTGATGCAGTGCACGACGAGGCGAACGTGATGGTGTCCCCCGATGCCGTTGCCTTTGACGATGGGCAGTAGACCGTGCCGTCCGAATATATAAACTCGCCGCTGAGATTGGCGAGCCGCTGGAACAGCTGGGCGTTCTGCTGCTTGAGGGCGGCCATGTCGGAGCTTCCGGCGCTGCCCTGCGCGACCGAGTTTGCAATCTGCAGGGCCTGGCTTGCTGCGGCGTCGGCACGTGATGCCGCGCCGGACGCCTGCTGAGATGCCTTATCAGCCGCGTCGGTAATCTTCTTGATGATGGCGCCGCTGTTCTGGTCGACGGCATTGTGGACGTTGTCGACCATGTCCTCGTAGGTCGCCACGCGCTTCACGTCGCCAGCCGCGAAGCAGATGTACGCGGCCTTGCCGTCCTTGGCCCCGGAGTCGCCGGATACGACGACTGCCCACTCTCCGGGCATCAGCTTGGCCGGGTTGAAGTTCACGTATGCGCCACGGCGCATCTGGATTGCCATTTAATACCCCCTGTACTGTGAATCCGACGGTGTGTAGTAATCCCATCCGACGAGCAGCCCCTTCTCGAATGTCAAGACGTAGTCCCTGATGTTGTTGTTCATCGCGACTGGAATGCGCACCTGGCACGTGATCGGAAAGCTGTCAGTAACTTCCTTGACGAAGTTCTCCCTGTTCAGGAACGCACCCGTGCTCTTCTGGGAAATCTCGCCGCCATATCCGGGAGACGAGTAGAAAACGTCGATGCCGTTGATGCAGACGTGGACGCCGTTTGCAATAAGCAGCAGCCACACCTTCATCGTGTAGCAGGGAAGCCCGTTACTCCCGGTCTCACTGCTCTTTTTCAACGTGAACTGGACTGCGAACGGCTGCGATTGAACCATGAACGACTGCTCGTCCTTGCTTGTGTCGATCTCATACTCAAGAGGGTCGTACCTGCCACCGAGAATGTGCCTGTACCCGTTGGCGTAGAAATCGACCCTGACGCCGATCGACACTCGCGTCTTTCCAGCGTAGACGAACGCCTGAGCCTTCTCCGTACACTCAAATCCGTACGACTTCGGGTCTGATGCGACTCCAGTGGCCTCCCAAATCGGGTTGCCGTTGTAGCCGCTCTTTGAGACCGTGACCATCTTGTAGCTCTTTGGCTTGATGGTCAGCGCGTTCTTGACACCGCCAGCCGTGAACGAGATGCCGGAAGAAGAAACGCTAACGGAGTTGGTGTCGTCTCCGATGCTAAGCAGGTTCCTGATAGCGACCCGCTTTGCGTCGATTGAGCCGCTGCCGATGTAGTCTGCGTTGACGAACAGCTGGCCGTCCTGCGTGAACAGCCCCTTGATCCTGCCGTTGTCGGTCAGCAGGTTGAAAACCTTTTTCTGGTCTAGGCCGTTGACCGTGTCAACCGCAGTCTTGGCGTTTTGGTTCGCCGAGGTCAGAGCCGAGTTGAACACGGGGTCGGTATACGATGTGCCGCCGTCGCTCCACGTGATGTGAAGTCGCTGCCAGTAGTACTTCCCGCTGGACCAAGCAGGGATAGATGTCGACCATGAGCTGCCAGTCACGGCGCTCGGGGTGGTGCTCAGGTAGTACTCGGGGACGGACGACTTGATGCCGCGACCGTCAACGCCGTTCGCGCCGTCGATGCCCGAGATGCATGACGGCATGGACTCAATCTGTGCGCCGCTCTGCATGACGGTAATGATTTTGAACCAGATATAGCTGCCAGCCTTACGCGGAGGGCAGGAGTCCCGCCAGCCGCTTATCGGCGCGGTCGTGTTGCTGGTCGACGTGGCGTACTTCGTCACGGTCTTTGACGCGGCCACATCCGTTGTGGCGATGCTCTTGCCTCCGACGGTCGATTTATTCCCCAGCTTAAGGTTGGCCTCTTCGGTGTCCAGGTCGATGAAGCTGTTTCCATTCTTCGAGCTGATTCGGCCAGTGGTCAGGTAGTCCGCGTTGATGCCGATCGCGTAGATGCGGTTCAGCACCGCGTTGCCGTCCGCGCTGAGTCCCGTTGCGTAGGTCTTTCCGGCATCGGTGGAGATGCCGATTCCGCTCGCGGTCACCTTGTAGATAATCCGCGACTGACCGGTCGTCGGCTTGTCGTGCAGGTAGTACACGGTGGAGCCGTCGGGCTGCTTCGCCTCGGTGTGGTAGAGTCCGCTCGCGTTGGCAAGCGTCTCGCCGAGGTTCTTTATCGTCTCGTCCCTGATGCCGAGTTCCTGATGCAGCTCGTTGCGTGCCCTGACCACTGCGGACGTGCTTGCGCCCGCGTTGTCCGCGCTGTTGCGGCTCGCGCTCTTGGCACCGCAGGAGACTGTCATGCCGCCGTTCACGGAGTACTTCACGCGCGTCACGTAGGTCTTGTAGACATTCTGCTTGCGGTCGATGACGTAGGCGCAGTCCCCCGCCTCCAGGCTCGGGACGCAGATGTGCTTGCCGCTGAACGGCCTGAACCTAAGACCGATGACCTTGGCACCGATGCGGTCCGCGACGGACTTTCCAATGCCCGGGATGATTAGAGGGTTGTTGCTCACGTCAAGCACATAGCCCTCGGTTCCGACCGTGTAGGTGCCGCCGTTGGTCGTCTTGCTGCCGACCGTGACGCTGCGCTCGGTCACGCGTACCCCGGTGATTACGACGTCATCAGTGTTGACCGTGATGTTGCTAAAGGCGTAGAGCCTGTGGACTCCCTTGTTGGTGAAGAAGGTGCCGCCATCGGCGGACGCACCGCTTGAGTAGTCGGTGAAGTTGCCGCCGTCCTTGGACGCTCCCGTTGCGTAGGGCTTGGCGGCATCGAACTGGCCGCCGTCCAAGTCGGACTCCGCCTCGAACGAAGCGGAATCGTACCAGACAGTCCTGAGCCTGCCGTCATTGGTGATGGAGGCGTTTACGCAGAGCGCCTGACATGCGTACGCCAGAGCCTGCCTGCACGTGGCGTTGCTGTCGACGTAGCCGTACTCGAACTTTGTGTCGAACGCCTTGTCCCCGCTATCGAGCCAAGTGACTCCGCAGTGCCTGCACATGTCGGTCAGAAGCGTGCGGACGGATGCGTTCGCACCCTGCAGAGCGCCGACGGACGCGAGAAACGTCCCGAACGGCTTCTCGAACTTGGACATGTTGTCGAGGGCGGAGATGGCAATCATGCCGTTGTAGGAGTCGGGCTGGTTGGCGGTGTAGACGCCGCGCTGAATCCACTCGGTTCCCTTGGACAGCTGCTTGCCGACCCAGACGACGAACTGCGCCTTGGTGAAGTCGCAGGCGTCAAACCTGCCGTCGTGATTGTTGAGCGTGATGGTCATCTGGCCGATAATCGCCGTGCCGATGTCGAACGAGCTGTCCGAGGACACCTGCTGGTCGAAATCGCAGGAGACGATGTCGTCGCCAGTCAGCTGGCGCACGGTATTGTCGGCGAAGGTGATTTTCGCCTTGATAAGCTGGTTCGAGTTCTCGTTAAGGGACAGCTCGTACTCGCTGCTGATGCTGAGCATGGGCTACCTCTCGATCAAATCGAAGCTGAGTGTCTTGTATCGGGTTCCGCTGACCCAGACGTACTGGAGCGGAGCGGAGCGGTCGCCGACGTAGAAGCAGCGCGTCTCCATGCATCCGTCCATCGCGTCCCAGTAGCGGACATAGATGTACTCGGGGTTGACGGCCTGCAGGATTGCCGCAACCTGGGCGGCTGTGGGCTGCGCCCAAGCGCACTTGAGCTTGCGCTTCTGGCAGAGGCGCTGCTTGTACATGGTCGCGGTCGAGTCCATGACTCGTCCCGCATCGGAGCCGGACACGTCCTGAAGCCCCCATTCGAGCGAGGACGGGTCGGGCGAGACGGGGCGCACGCTGTTCGCGCTCGCCCCGATGCTCAGGATTGCCAAGTGGCTACTCCAAACTCACCACGCCTCGACGCGCGAGGCTTTCGTTACCCTTGACGACCGCGCGGGCAAGGTCCTCGTTGCCGACCCGCAGGACGATGGTGGTGTCTCCACCGCCGTTGACCTGCTGGCCGCCGAGCTGCCCGGTGGTCATCGCGGACTGCACCATGGCCTTGGTCATGGCGCTTACCGCAGTCTCAGTCTCGAATGAGGTCGGGAAACCCTCGTGCGAGGTGTATCGGCTGGACGAGCCGTCAAACGTGGACGCCGAGGTGGAACGCGCCAGGTTCTCGGAGTCCTGCAGCATGGACGCCACCTTGGAGCCGTCAAAGCCGTCGCCGATCGCGTTGCCGTAGGCCTTGCCGACGTTCTCGCCGAACTTCGCGGCCTCCTTCGTGGCGTCGAGAGACTGGGCGGTCATGTCGGTGACGGCGTCGGACACCGTCTTGGCGCTGTCGGAGATGCCGATTGCGAAGCCCTCGCCGAAGTAGCCGCCGATTTCCATCGTGACTCGGGACGGCGACTTAATCCGCAGCACTCGGCGCATCCTTCTGGCTGCGTTGGTAGCAATGGTTTCTGCGGTGTCGTAGATGGTCCAGCGGGTGCTCCACAGGCCGTCATCGAATCCGTAGCCGACGTACCTACCGGCGTTCTCGTACCAGCCTCGGTAGTCGCGCAGGCCGCTCTCGCCGGATGCCGCGACGGAGTGCGCGGCGGAGCTTGCGTTCACGCCGCGAAGTCCATTCTTGAAGCTATTGCCGAGCTCCCTGCCCGAGTTGCTGGCAGCGCCGCTGCCGTTGCGGAAGGCGTTCGCGGCCCTGTTGGACGCGCTGGACGCCGCCGACACCGCGCCGCTGGCGGCGTTCGACAGGCCGCTCCTGTAGCTGTTCATGACGGCGGTTCCGGCGCTATGGGCCGTTCCCGTGCTGGAGCGGAAAGCGGACACAACCCTGCTGCTCACACCGCGTGCCGCGCTCGCCGCAGACTCGGCACCAGCGCTGATGCCGTCGCCGTAGCCGCCGGACATGTTCTTGCCTGCGGACTTCGCCTTGGTGTAGCCAGTGCCGCCGTTGAAGCCCGTGACGGCCTTGTCGCGCACGCCCTGCGCCTTGGACTTTACGTTCTCGGCTCCAGCGTTGATGCCGTTGGCGAAGTTGTTCACCATCGTCTCGCCGCTGGTCTTGGCCTGCTTCTTGGCAGATGCGAACTCCTGGGCAGTCGCCTCGGACGTTTTCTTGGCCTCGGATTTGGTGTTCTCCTTCTCGCCCTTGACGCCGTCGGTCGCGCCCTTGGCGAGCTTGGTCGCACTGTCCTTGGTCTTTGCGCCACCGCCAGCGCCGATTGCCGCAGCAAGCTCGGGGTCGATTTGCGTTCCGAGCTGACCGGCCATAGCCTTAAGCTCATTCAGCTTCTGTCCAGTCGGGTCGTTCAGCGCCTCCTGCACGGCAAGGCCGACCTTCTCGGGTCCAGCGGCGAGTAGTCCCTGAATGAGGGCGTCGTTGGCGCCGAGACCAGTCTGCTGCATGAGCAGCTGCATGTTGGTGGACCAGTTGCGCTGGGTCTCCAGGTTCGCCTGCATGTTCTGGGCGAGCTGGTCGAACGTCATGGACTGCGAGGTGTCGAGCAGGTCGAAGGAGTTGATCGTGCTGTTGACGAAGCTGTCCTGCTTCTGCGCGAGGTCGTCGAACGACTGTCCCGTGTTGGCGAGGTGCTGCGCGAACTCCTGCTCGGAGAAGCCCGCCATAGCCAGAGCGTCTTTCAGGTTGTCATGCGACTGCTCGTACTGCTTGATGGACTCGACGTTGTTCTTGACCTGCTGCTCCTCCTCGGACAGGACCTCGTTGGCCTGCTTGGTGGAGTCTGTCGCCTGCCCGGTGGCATCGCTCAGGCCGAGGAAGCCGAGGACCGCGTTTCCAATGCCGTCGATGATGGGCTGGAGCAACGTCAGGATGCCGCTCAGCGCAGCCATGAACACCATTCCGGGGAAAGCGGAGATGGCGGCGTTCAGCAGGCTCTGTGCGGCGGCTCCAGCCGTCTTTGCAACAGTCATGGCGGTCTCTGCGACAGTCATCGCTCCAGTTGCGACGGTGCTCGCGCCCAGCTTGGCCGTGTTCGCAGCCACCTCAGCGCCAGCCTTGAGTTCGGCGGCGGCCATCTTGCCAGCGCCCGCGACGGTCTTGTCCTGACTGGCCGCGTAGTCCATAGCGGCCAGCTTAGCGGAGTTCAGCTTGTCCCTGGACTGCTCCAAGGCAAGGTTGCTCTCGGCAGTCTTTACGCGCATCGCCTGAGTCTGGACGCCAAGTTTTTCGGCGAATTTCGCATTCTCGCCGAGAGCGGAACGGGCCTCGTTCAGCTTGGTTCGCTCGTTGGCGAGCGCGTCTGCGGCGTCTGCCGTCACGGTCTTTGCGCGCTCGGTCGCCTTTGCAGCGAGTTCAGTCTTGCCCTTAGTGATTCCAAGGGCTTCTCCAAGCAACTGCATGCCAGCCTTGGCGTCGCCAGCGGCGTTCTTAAGGTTAGACTTGAGGTCGGTCGAGAGTAGCTTGACCTTGCCGGAGGACTCGGTTGACTTGCCGCTGATGATTCCGGCCATGGCGGTGAAAGCGTTGCCGATTCCCTGTAGACCCTTGGCGATGCCGTTGGTGACTGCGAGGGCGGTCAGCGCGGCACCGAGCATCGTCGCTGCGACGCGAGCTGGTGCGCTGTTGACCAGAAGCTCCAGCATCACCTGCAGGACGAAGTTGATTGCGCGGAATGCTCCGGCTGCGACGGCGAACGCTCCGTTCGCGAACGACTCGGCGAGTCGGAGCACGAGCGTAGCGCCGATGCCTGCGGCCTGTCCGATCTGACCGAGGGCGTCGACGTTGCGCATGAACCAGTCCTGCCAGCTCTGCAGCTCGTCGATGCACAGGTAGATTGCCCCGCGCAGCTTGTCGCCAATCCAGGCGACCAGCTGGATAAGCGCCGTGTCTGTGAATCCCTTAATCATGGTGCCGACGCCGTTTATCGCAGCGGAGAGCGTCAGGCACATCTGGGCAGCGAGGTCGAACGACAGCGCGATTGTCTCGGGGAAGTTGAACGCGACGGCGAGCGGCCCGGTGATTTCCACAATCTGGCGCACGGTGTTGCTGATTAGGTTAGCCACGCCAGCTATCTCGTTCTTGACGGCGCCGACGATGTCGAGTCCGTCGAACTGGTGCTGGATGGCCTTGCCGAGGACCTTGAAGTCGTCGACGAGCGGCTGGAACGCCTTGCCGATGCGGTTCAGCATGTCCATTATCTCGTCGTACAGCTTGTCGGTCAGGCCGTCGCCGAGCGCCCAGTCGTAATCGTCGAGCTTGATGTCGGAGATGTTCGGTGCGCCGCCGCCACCGCCTGCGCCGCCACCGCCGCCGGAACCGCCAGAGCCGGAACCGGAGCCGCTTGAGGTCTCGTTGAACTTGTTGATTTCGTCGAAGCCCATGAGCTGGCGCTTCAGTTCCTCGACCTGCTTTGCGGCCTTTCCGGCCTTGTTGCCAGCGCCTCCTGCGGCGTTACCGGCGTTGTCGATGGCGTCTGCGGCATCGTCTGCTGCTGCGGCGGTGCCCTCGTAGGCTCCACCGTCACCGAAGCCCATGTTGGCGATGGCGGTGCCGCCAGTCACCTTGGCGAGCAGGTTTGCGAGCGTGGCAACGGCCTTTACGACCGCGACGGCAACCGGGATGATGGCCTGCAGCATCGGCAGGAACACGTTGCCGATCGCCTGCGCGGCGGTCTGCATCTGGCTCTTGAGGATTCGGATTTGGTTGGCGGGTGACGCGGCGGTCTTTGCGAGGTCTCCGTGCGCCCAGCTGACCTGAGACATTATCGCCTTGTAGCGCAGCATGGCCTTCTCGGCCTGCGTCATCTTCGACACCTGCTCGTTGAGGCCCATGTTGTAGGCCTCCTGCTGCAGGCGCGCGTTGGTCAGGTCGTAGCCAAGCGCTCGCAGCGGCTCAATCTCTCCGGCAAGACCGGAACGGACCTTCTCGAACGCCTCGTCGTTGCTGATGTTAAAGAAGGACGCGAGGTCATATGACAGCTGCGTGAGTCCCTTGGACATGGTGTACGCGTTGTTGGCCGCGACGCCCATGCCCTGCGCCATGGTCATGAACGTGCCCTGGTTTTTCAGGAACTCGCCCGAGTTGATGCCGAGCGCGGCCTGCACCGCGTCCGCGTACTCGTGCGCGGTGGCGGCGTACTGGCCGAGGGACGTGTCGGCGAGGTTGATATTCTCGATATATTTGTTGGACTGGTCGACGCAGTAGGCGATGCCCTGCCCGACCTTGTAGAGGGTCGACGCGACGGTCGCCACGGCGCGGATTACCGATGCCGAGGTGCGCAGCTTTGAGATGAAGCTGTCAAGAGATGACTCGGCCTGCTTGGTGCCGCTGGCCGTGCTCGCGCCGAAGCTCTTGGACGCGCTCTTGATGGTCCTGAAACCGGACGCGACGCTTGCGAACTTCTCAGGGAGCTTGCCAAGAGAGTCGTTGATCGCATCGCAGGCGGCGCGGAAGGACGACATGTCCATCTTGTCGAGCGTCGCGGCAAGCTCGGGGAGCTTCTTGAGCGCGTTGACGGTGGTTCCCAAGTTGGACCTCGGCATGGCGCTCAGCTCCGCGAGCGAGGTGTACAGGCTGTGGAACTTGGTCGCGTCGAAGCTGACCTGGTTCATCTCCGCGACCGAGGCGGCGATTTTCCTGATTTGGTTGGCGATGCTGGAGGACAGCTTGAGTCCGCTAAGCGAGCGGACGGAGTTGACCGTCTCGCGCACCTGGGCGGAGCTGTTCATCTGCGACGCGGCCGACGCGATAGCGGAGACGTTCTTCGCCACGGTGGACGAAATCTTGACGCCCTGCAGCTGTCGGACGGCGTCCGCCACTGCGGCGATGTTCTTGCTGTCCACGCGGGCGGACGACAACTTGCCGATGCCGTCCGCTACCTTGGACAGCGACGTGCCGACGCCGCGAGTTCCGGTCTTGAGTTCTTTTACGTCATCGGCTAGGCCTCTGACGGCGCTGCGGGCGTTGTCCGCCTTGGTCTCGATAGAGATTCGCAGCTGGTCGATGCTGGCTTCTGCCACGGCTACCCCATTTCTGGGGGCGCAATCCCGCCGCGCTTACACTAGGCTGGCCCATGTCCCATGAGCCATAAAGCCATTTTCTCGTGCGCTGCCTTCTCCTCGTGCGCCGCAGTCTCCTCGGGAGTCCTAGACGACGTGATGCCGTAAGGCTCCTCCGGGTAAGGCTCGGGGACGGCATTCTTGACGAACGGGTTGAGCGCCGGGACCAGCGAGGCGATTGAGTTGTAGACGTAGAGTCCCATCTGCCAGCGCTCCCACTCTCCGCGCTCGTCGCGCTGCCTCTGGGACTCCCTGAAAGCGGCGTAGAGCCATGGGTCGCCGTCCCAGTACTGCTCGACGGTCATCCCGAATGAAATGGCGGAGGGGAGCGCCATGTCGAACGCATGTCCAAGAGGACAATCGCCCGTATAGCGCTCCCCTCCATCGGAAGGTTTCTTGTCTTCCCCGGCTAAACCAGACGGAACTTCATTCGGGACTCGGTAGGGTTTTCGATAAGCGCGGTCATCGGCTGGTTGAACAGCGCGACGAGCAGCGCAATCATGTACGGCTTGTCCTCGATGCCCTGCCAGATGCCAAGAACCTCGTTGAAGGTAATCTTGGGCTGCTCCTTCTTGAACGCGGGCATGACGAAGTCGCTGATGAACTTCTCAAGGGAGGTCAGGGTGCTGTTGGAGAGCATTTCGGTGGCGTACTGCGACGTAATGCCCTTCTTCTCCATGTCCTTGACCATCTTTCGGGAGTAGCACAGGGTGTACTCGGTGCCGGTCTCCTCGTCCTCGATGACGATCTTGTCGTGGCCCTTGATGTCCTCAAGCGCCTTGGCGGCGATGTTGATGTCCTCGGCCGTCTCGGTTGCCTCGATGTTCTCGGTGTTCTCGTCCATGTCTTACCTTTCTTTCGGTTTGCAATCCCTATCGGTTCGGTTCTGTCTAGGCGGCGTCCGGCAGGAGCTTGGGCGCGGTGACGGTTGAGACGACGATGGTGGTCTCGCGGACCTTGTCGACCTCTCCGCCGTTCTCGAAGTAGCTCAGGCCGCCCTGCCAGAAGTAGATGCCGTCGTGTCCATCGGGCTTGCCAGCGGCGTCGACGCCCATGACGATTGCCCACCACTCGGCCTCGCCCAGCTTCTCAAGGCCAGCGAGCTTGGTGGAGTCGCCCTTGGTGTAGTTGGCGGTCATCTTGACGGCCTCCTGCTTCTTGACGCCCTTGACGTTCTTCTGGGATTCGTCGGCGAGCGTGGTGGCGTCGAGGTTGTTAGGCTCGCCGCCGAGGTCGCTGTAGCTCTTGATGTTCACGACGTTCTCGGCCTTGGCGAAGTCGGCCGCAGTGGGGGCGGCGGTCAGGTTCTTAAAGTGGAAGAAGTAGGTGTTGATGGTTGCGGTGGGAGTGGTGGATGCAGCTACTGCCATGTATTTTCCTTTCAAGTTACCAAGGCGCGACATTGCCCGACTTGTCGAGCTTTGCGCGCCAAGTCGCAGCGAGACGGCGGACGCTGGGGTCGGCATCGGCAACTTCTGTCCAATTCGACCTGCGGAAACCGCAACGGGCCAGCGCCTCGTCCGCTGCAACTAGGATGTTTCGTGCCTCGAAAACGCTCGTGCCGGAAAACGACTGGGCGTCCACTACCGTCCGCGTCCACAGCTCCACGCCGGAGCTGTCGCGCGTGCTCTCGTCCTCGCCGGGGAACCGGAACTTGACGAGCAGCGCCGGTAGTTGTGAGTCCTTTGAGTTGATCGCGCTTGAGGTGACGGTGCATTTCGGGTACCTCTTGGTCACCTCTTGGCGCACGTAGTTGAAGATTCGTGTGGAGTGGTCGTTCATGACTTGAAAATCCTCTTGGCGGTATTGACGACCTCGGAACGCGCCTCGTCCGCTCCGGCACCCATGAACCTGCTGGCGATGTGGCCGTGCGTGAATCCGAACGTTCCGTCGTCTTTCGGGTAGGTCCAGCCGGACTCTCCCCTGCCGCTCTGGTCGACCGTGTAGCCGTTCTCCGCGCCATATGCGGCGTCTCCACGGATACCCGAACCGAACTCCAGGATGTGGCTCAGGGGAACCTCGTAGGAGCCGTCGGCGGGCGACAGGACCGGGCCGTTTGCGAAAGCCTCAGCGCCGTCCGCAGTCCTGCGGGAGCCGATGGTTTCAGTCACCCTCTCAGAGGGGCACTTCTCCTTAGCTGCGGAAACGGCAGTCTCGGCAAGTTCCTCCGCGAGCTGGCCCGACTTCTCGTCGAGTCCGTCCGCGTACCCGCGAAGCCGCTTCTCCAGCGCCGCGAGCGAGCTGTACGACAGCTCCGCCGTGAGGTTCATCGGCCGTCGACCCTTGTGAGTCCGAACGCGCAGTAGTTGAGCGACGGGGAAACGCGCTTGACCTCGTACGCGCCGGACATTGAGGGCTGGCCGTCAGCCAGCAGCTCGGGCCTGTCGCCGAGCCACATGCGGTCGCCCTCGTCGATGCCCCAGCGGTTCGACTCGGCCACCAGCTGCAGGTCATAGGCGACCTGCGTTCCGAACGGGCTTGAGGAGCTGTCGCCGCTTGGGGCGGACGCGTTCACTAGGACCTCGATCGGGTCGGACCAGCCGTTGACGTACTCGCCCGTGCCGTACTCGCCGTCCATGATTTCTGTGCGAGAGGGCTTCGAGAGCCACATGGTTCTCCTGTTGCGCTCCATGCACCTCACTGGACGGACCTCGACTTGCATCGCGGGACGATGCGCTGCAGGAGCTGCTTGGAGACGCCTGCGTTCGAGCGGGTTCTGGTGATGCCGTTCTCGACGTGCGTAATCTCGTTGTCGGCACCGCGCCAGTTGTACATGTCCGCCGCAATCAGGCACTGCAGGGAGTCGTATCGCGGCTCCCATGCGACCGAGTCGGGGTCGTCGGCGAACGGGTTGCGCGTCTCCAGAATCAGGGAGCGGGCGGCAGACAGGTAGGCTGCGATCAGCCCGCCGTCTGCCTCCTGCCCTGCTCCCGTGAGGGCACAGACCTGTTTCAGCTTGTCCTCGTCGCTAAGCATGGTCTAGGCGACGCCCGGGGTGACGAGCTTCATGAACGGGATGGCGCGATGCTCGGTGTAGGCCAGCGTCCAGTTGCCTGCGGTGGCGAGCTGGGCGTCGGTCGGCGAGATGACGGGGTTGCCCTTGTTCGGGTTACTTGAGCCGGTCTCCTTGGGGGCGGTGAAGTTGAAGCCGTTGGGGTGGATGGTCTCGCGCAGGCGGTAGCCTAGGTAGCTGGTGCCGCCGCGCTTAAGCTCGTCGCGGCCGTTGAACACGGGGCGGGCGACGCCGATGTCGGCGTAGCGGAAGGCGCCCTCGCCGAACAGATAGGTCGTGTAGGTCGCGGCCTTGGCGGACTCGCCGGAGGTCGCGGCGGTGTGCGGCATCTCGTCGGTCACGAGGACGGTAAGGCCGTTGACCTGGTAGACGTTGAGGTCGGTGGTCACGCCGTTGGGGTCGGTGTACTTGAGGTAGTCCACGCGCTCCATGTCCTCGAAGGCCTGGGCCACGGAGGAGTGCATGAGGGCGAGCTTGACGGTGGACTTGTTGTCGCCGTATACCTTCTGGGCGGCGTCGGACAGCGTGGTGGCGGTCAGCTGGTCGACGGTGACGGTGTGGTCGGTCATGCCCTTGGCGCCGATGACGGCCTCGGCGATTCCGGCGAGGCGCTTGTTGCGCTTGGTCTGGCGCCACTTAGCGGCACGGGCGGCGATGGCGGCCATGGGGTTGGCGGTTGTGAAGTCCTGCGGGAAGTCGTCGGCGTACCAGCCGTGTGCGCGGCCGTAGACGTAACCGGTCTGCGAGCTGGCTCCGATGGTGGACAGGGTGATGTCGGTCACGCCGTCGTAGTTCTGCTCGTCGGCCTCGTCGAGGGCGTTGTAGAACGGGATGGTGAACTGGTTTCCGGCGTTGACCTTGGACTTGATAAGCGGGTCGTCGACCATGATGCCCGAGGTTACGAGGACGTTCTTGACAAGGTCAGGCTCGTCCTGGTAGTCGGCGAAGAAAATGTCCTCGTCGAACGGGAATGTCTTGTCGGCCATGTAGAGTTTGCCAGCCATTTAATGCCTTTCTAAGAGAGGTTCTTCCATGCGTCGGGGTTCTGCTGCTTCCAAGCGATCTGCTCGGTGTCGCTCATGGCCCTGAACTGCTTCTTGGTCGTAATCGCGCCGTTGCCCTCGTCGCCGCCCTGCGGCTGCGGCATCCCGGCCAGTGCCTGCTTCTTGGCGTCGTCGGCTGCGGCCTTGGCCTTGGCGGCCACGACGTCGGCGATCGCCTTTGCGGCTGCGGTCGTCTCGTCGCGGGTGCCGCCGATGACGGAGCCGATGAACGGCTTGTACTCGTCCTCGGACATGCCGGCGCCAGCGAAAACCGCCGCTGCGGTGGCCTCGTTGAGGTCGCGGAGCGCCTGCTTCGCCGTGGCGTTTGCGGCGTCGAGCTGCTTCTGCCACTGCTCGTCTGCCGTGAGGTTCTTGTTGGCCTCGTCCTCAAGGGACGAAATCTTGCCGTTTGCCTCCTCAAGCTGGGCTTTCAGCGTTTCGATTGCGGCCTTTCCGGCGTTGACGTCCTCGCCGTTGGCCCGCATGATCGCGTCGATAACCTCCTTGGAGGCACCTTCGCCGAGCAGGGACTTGAGCTGGTCACGATTCATTTAGTTGCTTTCCTTTCCTTGGCTACGCTTTGTTGACGGGGGTCGCGTCCCCTTGCCTGCGGCGCTGACGCTGCCGCCTGCGGACTCGCCGGGTTTCCCGGCATTGCTATCTGCACCGGAGTCGTCTCCGGGGTTGACCGATTTGGCCTGTGCGAGTTCCATCTGGCGCTGCGCCTGCTCGTCCGCGTAGGACTTCGACAGGTCGTATGCCGTCTCGGGGTCGGGGAACATGCCGCAGTACTCGAAAGCGAGTCGCGGATGCACCTTGCCGCAGCCGAGGATGGTCGAAAGCACCTGCGCCTTGGACTGGATCGCCTCGTAATTTCGGCGCGTGAACTTGATGTCGACGTCGCGCGGCCTGAGTCCTAGGTTGATGGAGGTGTCCAGGATGGTTGCGACGGCCTGCAGGAACAGGCGCTCGCCGCGCTTGAAGTGGACCTCTGTCTCCTTGCAGCGGCTCTCGCTGTTCGACCATCCGTCGCGCATGGTGACGGCGGCGCCCGTGTCCGAGGTGGAGCCTGAGCCGCCCACGTTAAATGGCATGCCGCAGATGGACAGCGCGGTCTTGTAGAGCGCGTCCACGAGCGTCTGGGTCTGGTCCTGGTTGAGTTCCGAGGTCAGCATCTGCACCGATGCCTTGTTCTCGTCCGTGGAGCGGATTTGCAGGCATCCCATCTCCATGAGCTTCTTGAAGCCCGTTTCGGCGTCATCGTCCTCGAACTCGACGTTCTCCAGCACGAGCAGCGCCTGCACGAACTGCGCGATGGCGTCTACTCGGTTGGACTCGATTTCGTTGATTGCGTCCAATAGGCTCAGGACGGCCTCGAAAACACCCATGCGCTCGGAGTTGGCGTCGTACTCGATGATCGGCACCATGCCGAGCGGGTTCGCGGCCGTCTTTACGGAGTCGCTGTCGATCGTGAATACGAGTCGGTCGGTGTAGACGCTGTATATTGGCTCGTTGGTTACGTCATCGCGTACGTAGGTGACGGCGTACAGCGGCTCGTGGAACGCGTCGTTGGTGTAGACCACGAACGTCCTGCGCGGGTCGAGCGACGCGACCTTGAACGGCTGTTCCTCGTCGATGGACTTGCCGTCTGCCGAGTTCGGGAGCACGAGCCTGTAGCCGACGCCGCAGACGCACATCCACTGGACAATCTCCATGTCGCAGGCGTGCTTGTCGGCGGCGATGCAGAAGTCGTTGAGCTGCTGGACCTTGTGGCTCAGCTCGTCGTTTACCTGCTCGACGTCCTCGCAGTCCTTGGAGGAGCCGTGCGCGCTGTAGGCGATAGGCTCCCCGGCAAGCGAGTCGGCGCGGTCCTTGGCGATCTGGTACGCCCTGTTCTCCAGGACGATGTTCTTGATTTCGGGACGGACTTCCTTCTTGCGGCCGATGACCGGCTGGTAGCCGAGGAAGTACCTCCACAGGTAGTCGATGTCGGAGGAGTTGCAGCCGTGGACCATCGTCGAGCGGTCCAGCACCTCGCGCACGTTCGCGGCGGTGATGTTCTGCTCGCCGCACACGATACGGCGCCTGCCGTGGAGCAGGGTGCTCTGGATGCCCTTGTTTTCAGATTCGCTGTAGTTCTCAGCCAACTTAACTCCGCTTCTCGCTCGATGCTGGCTGGCCGGAAGGAAGGAGGTGAAAACGGCCAGCCAACAGCGATTCGATGGGGATTGCGCCCCTATTGGGAGATGTTCGGTTCGGTGCCGAAAACCTTCGTGCCGGATTAGAACGGCCTCTTGGTGACTCGCGCCCTCGCGCGTCGCGACTTGCTCAGGAAGTCGGCGAGCATCGACAGCGCATCCGGTGCGTCGTCGTGCTGGTTCTTGCCGTCGAGCACGTAAGAGGTGATTTGGCCCATGGCGATCGAGTAGTCGGAACCCGGCTCATAGAGCGTCGTGTCCCTGAAAACGCAGTTGTCGATGACCCAAGTGGAGCTTGCGAGGATTCGGGTCTCCTTGTTCGACCCGGTGTACTTCTTGGAGACGGCGCACAGCGTCCCCTTCTCCTTGAGCATGTCGGCGACGTCCTCGGCGACCTTGCCGCCAGCGGCGTTCGACTCGAAGCGCGCCTGCTGGACGCCGTATTTGTCGATGAAGTTCACGAGTCGCTGGTTCACGGTCTTTGGGGCCGAGTGGTCGCACAGGAAGTCGACGATGAACCACTTGTCAGAGCCTCGCCACTGCGCGGCGATGGGCATGGCGCAGTAGTCCTCTCCGGCTCCCTTGGTGTCGACGACGGCCATGACGCGGTCCGGCTCCCCTGCGGGCAGCTCAAGATAGCGTTCGAGGGAATCCGGGCTGTACAGCTGCCCCTCGCGGACGAACGGCGTGCCGTCGTACTTGGCGGCGTATGTAGCGCTGTCCGTGGTGCGCTGCATGTCCAGGTAGTACTTGCGGTCGAACCCGACGCCGTACAGGTAGTCGAAGTTGCTCTCGCCGGAGATGGGGTCGAGAGCCGGGATTGTCAGGATGTGGAACCCGCTCTCGCCCTCGTGGAGGCGCGTCATGCGGCCGATGGGGTCGTTCACGTCCCAGCGCGTGCCGACCATGAGCTGCCTGCTGCCCGTCTTGCGGCGGTCGTAGCACTGGTTGATGTAGGCGTCCCACTTGCCCTGCAGTCGGCGCGGCGACATGGCCTCCTCCAGGTCCTTGACCAAGTCGTCTGCGTACAGCCAGCCGCCCTCGCCGACCTCGACGGCTCCCGTAAGCGTGCCCTCGACCGATCGGCAGGTGCATGTCGGGTAGGCGCCGTGCTTCTTAAGCGAAAAGGCCTCGTCCTCGGATGACTGCCAGACCAGCGGAGAGTCCGGGAAAATCTCGGAGAACCGGTACTCCGGGTCGATTACGAACTGCAGGCACTGCTGGTAGAAGTGCTTGGTCAGCTTGTCGGAGTGCGCCGTCATCAGGTTGGAGTGGAGCGGGTCGCGCCCGAGGTGCCAGACCATGGCCATGGAGCAGTTGGACGATTTTCCGGTACGCGGAGGCATGGAAACGCTCAGGAACTCGGCGTTGGGGTCGGTCTCGAACCACTGAAGCTCCCGATACAGCCGCCACAGCTGCTTTCGCCTGGGGAGCCAGAGCCTGCTGTCCGGGGTTCGGTCGATTTCCATCGCCTGCGCGAACGAGTCGAAGTCCCACTTGCCGTCGAGCGTCAGCAGGTCGCGGTGCGCCTCCATGAGGGCCGAAATGCCATCGACGTCTGCCCAGCCGCCGCGCATTGCGGCGATCACGGCGTTGAGCGACGCTTTCAGGGCGTCGTGCTCGTCCGTCCCGTCATGCCTGCGCTGCCGCTGCATGGACACGAGGTCGCGGTACGCACCGATGTCCCTCGGGTTCAGTGAGATGTAGTTGAGTATGTTCCTGGTGAGTGCATCCATGCCGCATAGGGTCGCGGCGGAGCTGATTCCGCTCGTGCGGCAAAGAAAAAGCCCCGCAGGGTAAATCCCCACGGGGCTTGCGTCTAGCCTTCAAGCTCTCCTGAATCGATCAGTCGGCGCCTTATCTTCGTGTAGGTGCTCACGCCTATGCCGAGCTGTACGCAGGCGTCTAGGCGCTTCTCCTTCTTGGCCTTCACCAGCGCCACGTGGCGCTTGAACTCCTCCACGTCCACCTCGGCGGGCGGCCTGCCCTCGCGCCAGCCCGGTTTCTGCTTGGCGACGGCCTTGCCCTCCGCCGTGCGCTGGGCTATCATGTCGCGCTCGAACTCGGCCATGGCGAACATGACTGAGACCATCATCTTGCCGACGGGCGTGTTGTCCAGCGTGCCCATGTTGAGCACACGAACAGTAACTCCCCTGTCAAGAAGCGACCTCACGACCTCACAGCCGCCCGTCACGGTACGTGCGATTCGGTCGAGCTTGGTCACTACCAGCGTGTCGCCGTCTTGCAGGCGCTCCAGAAGGGCGTCGAACTCAGGTCGGTCGGTCGTGGTGCCAGTGAACGCCTCCTGCACTATCTCGGTGCAACCAGCCTCCAACAGCGACTCATGCTGGGCGTCTAGCGAGTTTCCGTCCCTGAGCTGCCCTTTCGTGGACACTCGGGCGTAACCGTAAATCATCTAAAATACTCCTAGTATCAGCCACTCAGCGCAAAAAAGTGGCGGCAGGCCGTGAACGCGAGCACGCGGCCTGCCATTCTCCCCTACTGACAGTCCAATACGTGAGAGCCGTCCGGCAGTCTCGACCCCACGGGCACCAGCGCCAGCTTGTATCCCAGCGGCCCCAGGTACTTCGAGGCCGTCGAGAGCGTCGGGTTGCCGTCCTTGAGCGAGCATGACAGCGAACCTTGCGCTATGCCGATGACCGCCGCCAGCTCCCTCTGGGTGTATCCGCGCGATTTCATGATTTGCCTGTAGGCATCCGAGTAGTTCATGGGTTCTCCTTCCGTTACCGACAATATAGGGTATTCCCGTTCGGCTGTAAAGGCCTTTTTGTTTATTTCGGCGGTCGAGGGGCTTAGTAGCGGGGTTGCCTGGGGTCGGAAAAACTGCCCGGTACCCTGCTTATTGCAGGTGCTATAGTGCAACTAGTCGAACGGCAAGCCGCAAACTCAACGGTTACCGGCTCGACATAAACGAACGGATATAGCCTATATATCTAAGGAGGATCAAAAACAGAAATAGGCTATATGAACGGATATAGCCTATATATCCGACATTGAACGGTTAGCACCTATCAAGGAGACGAAACGAAATGGCTAACAGCATCAACTACAACGACGAACTAAAGGCCGCCATTAAGGCCGCAACCCTATTTACCTATGGCAAGAACGACCGCCAGGCGCTTACCTGCGTACTTATTAACGCTACTGCGGATAGCGTTAGCGTGTACGCCACTGATACCTTTACGGCGTTCCGCTACACCTGCAAAAACGACGAGGGCGGCCAGTTCACGGCCCTGCTGAGCGCGGCCGACGCTAAAGCCCTTGCATCTGTAAAGCTCCAGGCTAACGCGCTTTACAATCTGGCTGTCGCGGATGGAACGCTGAAGCTCACGCATTTCGACGCCGTTATTAACGTGTTCGTACTGCAAACGTTCACGTATCCCGGCGCCGATAATCTCGACCGCCTTATTAACGAGGCCGATAACGATACGCCCGGCGTTGCCTGTTTCAACGCTGCTTATGTCGAGCGTACATGTAAGGCCGTGCGCCTAATCGCAAACAAAAAGGAAAAAAGGGCCGTATTTACATTTAGCCCCAATCAGGCCAGTTTGGTTAAATGCACTGGCGAACGCGGCGCGGCTCAAATGCTCATTATGCCAGTCCGCCAGAAATAACCGGCATTTTCCCAACATACAAAAACGGCCCGCTCGACGGTACTCGAACGGGCCACGGTACGCTGTTGGAGGGCATACCATGAAGAAGTTTACCACGCTTGAAACCAACGACGACGTTAAAAAGGCCGTCAAGCAGGCCGCGCATATGCTCGACCTCGCAGACGCTGAAAAAGTAGTTCTAGACACTCACGAGGCTAGCGCGTCTGACCTCACGAAGCAGTATAGAGCCGCGCTCGATGCTTATATGCAGGCCAAACGCAGTGGTGAAGGCCGGGAGGAAAAAGGCGCGGAACTGAAAAAGATTGAGGACGCCACCAACGAACTCGACGCGGCCGCGCGTTACTCAAGATACCTGATTGAGGGTTACAAGTACGCCGCGCGCCTGCATTATGCAACGGCGGCCGTAGAGCTTGTAAACCTAAACGCCCAGTACCTAAACGGCGCGAACGCCGGATATAAACAGGTTAGGCGCGTTACTATGGCTATTGAGGAGGAGCTAGGAGGCGCGCGCGTATCCGGTGCCCGTGAGTATGTCGACGGCCCCGCAAACGTGAGTATCTACAACGGAACGTTTGGCGGATACGTGCAGTTATACGTTAGCCTCGGCCGTGAGTCGCATAACGCCGCGTACCGTTTCGATATGTTCGACCGGGCCGCAAACGATACCGTTACCATCAACGTTACGCACCTGGAGCAAAGCGAACATATCCCTACGACGACGGAAATACGCGCGGCCGCAAAAAAGATGCTCACGCTAAAGCAGAAACTGCACGACGAGCGCGATAAATACCAGTCGAGGATCAAAAAGCTATACGAGCCTTGCAGCATGTTTTCAGACGCGCGCGAGGCATACAACCGCGCATATAGTGCGAGGTACTAGAAATGGGCCCAGTTCACACCGTCGCCCTCGTTGATAACGTCCGCGCGGCCGTATACTCCACGGCCGCGCCCGGCCGCTACCTGATAGCCGTCGAGGAGTGCCACGGCGGCCGCTGGGAACCAGCAGGAGACGCCGGTACAACGTCGGTCGACCCGTTCGACGACGTGGCCATTTACTCCATATGTTTCTTTATGTTCTCCGATTATTGGGAGGCCGAATAATGCTGTTTGAGCTTGCCAAAACGTCGACCTGGTACGCCTACTGGTTAGGAGTTGCCGTTGGCGTTGCGGCGTGCGCCGTTGTCGCCGTCGTTTTTTCAATCCTCAATAACTAGGAGGTGCAGCCCGTGCGGAACGTCTTTATCTACCTGCTAGCGTTGGCACTAGCGCCCGTTATCCTGCCCGTTATCGTTCTCGTTTTTCTACTCAAATACAACTAGCCAAACGGCCTCGGCGCTTGTCGGGGCCGTTTTTGTGCCACCTGCAACGGCTCACGGCCTACACCGTGGGCCGTTTTTCGTTTCTAATCCTCGTTACCGCGCCACGTGAGCGCCTATATAGCAGGGCCGTTTGTGTTCAAGATATGTAGGACGCCTACACCTACGCAACGCCCGCGCTCGGCATAACAGCGCCCCGTTCTAGCCCGTTTTAGCGGCGTTTTACGCCCCGTTTTTACTCCCGTGGCACTGCTACACCGCCCGCGTTTTTACGCCCGTTTTTGGGGCATTGTAGCGGCTCATACAGGCATATCCAGCGCGGCCCGTAAGCGCTTATATAGCAGGTAGATATGCGAAAAGGCGCTCGATCGCCCCAAAACTGCGGACACGGAAAACGGCCTTTCCCCAGCCAGTTTGCGCCATAGCCAGAAAGCCAGAACCAGAAAACCCTATAGTGCGCGCGAAAGTCGTAAAGGCCCCGGCACCCGGGCGGATTTTCCTCCCTTAGTGGCTGCGAAAGTCGTTACAACCCTATAGTGGCCGCGAAAGTCGTTAGTGACCCCGAAAGTCGGCACAAAAAAAGACCCCTCTGCGTTTATTGCAGGGGGGGTCTTTCGCTTTCTAGTCGCTCGGCGGCAGCTCCTCGACCTTCTCGATCGTCACGTCCTCGGCTGGCAGCGCGGCCATGTACTTGGCCTCCAGCTCGGCCTTGGTAGGCCCCTGAGCTGCATCTTCGTGCTTGATGACCGTCTGGGACTCGTCCTTGTAGCCGAAATTGTTCTTACCGAGAAAGATTCCTGTCACCGGGTTGCGGTAGCCGTTATTCTGCATCGCCGACTCCCAAGAAACTTCCAAACTTTGCAAAATATTTTTGAGCACCACGGCGGATTCGGTGCTCAGCATCTTATCCAGCCTAGTCCTCTTGCCCTTCGCCCAGTCCATGACATCGCTGCGTGTCATGCCGAAGCTCTGGCACATGCCGCTCACAAGAATCTTGGAATCGTGGCGCTCGCACAGGTCGCAGTAGTCCTCGAACCTAGTCATCAGCTGCTCCGGGTCGCTCACATCGATGGTGGGCCACCTGATAAGCTCCCTGACCATGCTGATGGTCTCGCTGTTGTTCGCAGGCGTCTGCGTGTTCGGGCTGTTCCCGTACCTTCCCTGCGTCATGTATCATCCTCCGTCGCTGCACCTGATGCCGAAACGTACATGCCCTTCGAGTCGCGGAGCGGCTTGGGGAACGTGTCCCTAAGCTCCGAGTACCCCCCTGCCCCGCGCTCGGTGAGCGAGTACCTGTGGGTGCCCCTCTCACGTCTCAGGAGGCCCTTCGAGACCAGCCCGCCGCATATCTCGGCGATCCCGTCCCTGCCAATGCCACGGAACAGCTTGACGTTCTCGTCGCCGCCCCTGCGGGTGACCTCGGTGGAGCAGAACGGCTCGCCCTGCTTGTGGCGCCAGCCAACGACCCGCAGGAACGCCAGCTCGCCGACCGTCAGGGACGCCAGTATGCCCCCGGGACGCCTAGCCAATGCTCTGCCTGTTATGTAATGCTATGCTATGGCAATGCAAGTGCATATGCATTTGCATACCTCCTATGAACGGTTATTACCTATACTTTATCGTTCCACCAACGGGCGTTGGCGGCGCGTTTACGCTGGTCGGAGATGCTGTTGTACCTCTCGACCTCCTGCTGGAACCCATAGCCTGAAACCGTTCGCTTCTCGTCGTTTTTCACCTCGAAAACGCCGCACTTGGCGGCAGTCTCGAGCACGCTTTGCGACTTTTTCCGGCTGATGCCCAAATCCCGGCTCACGGCCCTCGACAGCTCGTCGAACGTCAGCTCAAGGCCCTCGGCGGCGGCGCGGTACAGCTCGCACTTGGCGGCCAGCCACACGCCTGCTCCCTCGGCTCCGCAGCTGTCGGTCAGCCTGCGCACCCTGGGGCTGTCCAGCTCGCCGATCGGCTGCGGGTACCACGACATCACGGGCAGTCGGCGTAGCGGCCGTGGCTGATGTAGCGGTTGTACTGCGCGTAGCCGAACACGCTCGCCCTGCGCCTGTTGTCGGCGTGCTGGCACTCGCGGCACTTGCGCTGCAGGCCGTCGGCGTTGGCGCGGTTGCGGTTGAACTCGGACGCCTCCAGCAGCCGACCGCAGTAGTTGCATCGCTTCACCTTCACCCCCCTATCAATAAAACCTGATTCCGAGTCTCGCATACGGGGTCTAACAAACGTCTCTGGAGTCGAGAGACTTGATGGCCGCGTAGGCGATCTTCTTGGCCTTGTCGTAGGGTATGCCCATGTCGGCGGCGACGTCGTGCCAGTCCTCGTCGAACAGGAAGTGGCGCACGACCAGCTGGCAGGCGGTGTCGCCGCACGTCCACTCGATTTCTGCGACGTCGTCCCACGCGCGGTCAAGAATCTCCTCGCACCTGTCGATGCACCAGCCGATTCGCTCCTTGCCGACCTGCGGCTTGGTTGTCTTGAGCTGGCGTTTCAGGCGCTCCAGAGAGCGTGCGGTGACCTGGTAGCCGCGAAAGTCGTGCAGCGACTGGCTGATTTCGCCCTGGCGCAGCACTAGCGGGACTTGCGGTACGACACGGACAGGTTGAACAGGGCGATTAGCCCGGCCAGCGCCCACAGGTTCAGGCACTCCACGCCGAACGCGATTGACAGCAGCGTGGAGACTACCCACGCCTCGGCCAGGAGCAGGGCGACGATGCCGACGGTCAGTCCGACGATGGCGACGATCGCGACGACGACTTGCTTCACGACGGCCGACTCGGTTTCAGTCTCGTCCAACAGAACTTCCTTCCGAACGAATGAGAGCCGTTTTAAGGCCCCGTTTTAAACAAAAAAGGACACTGACTGGTATCAACCCAGAAAGTGCCCTTAAATCTCATTCCCGTGGCTTCTAAGCCCATTTGAGCGATATGCTCACCAGCCGAACTCCTTGGCCATGTCCGCGTAGCGCTCTCGGGTCGAGCGCCTGCGGCCCGTGTCAACCTCCAGCGGCAGGCACATCTCAAGGACTCGGCTGTACGTCCTGCGGCAGGCCATGTCGTCGGGTGCCGCCAGCTCCGTCCTCGTCAGGTTCGTGCTGATGACGGTTGGCTTTCGGCTCTGGTAGCGGGTGTCGATGACGCTGTAGACGATTTCGCGGCCGTAGTCGGTCTCGCGCTCTGCCCCGAGGTCGTCGAGCACCAGAAGCTCGGCGTGTCCCAGCTCCTCGATCGTGTCGGCCACATCGCCGTACCTGCGGCTGAGGACCCACGGCATCGAGCGCATCAGCACCCTCATGCCCTTCTCCAGCGCGGCGTTGGCGATGCAGCAGCTGAGGAACGTCTTGCCGCTATCGGGAGGCCCGAACAGCAGCAGTCCCGAGTGAAGCCCCGGCAGCTTGTCTGCGTACTTCCTGCACTTCTCGACCACGTCTTGGCCGAACTTCCCGTCATCGGCGGCGAAGGTCTGGGACGCCATCTCGGGGACTGGGAAGCACTCCGACCTGCGGGTTTCGAGCGTCGAGCACCTGCACTTGCAGGGAATCAGCAGCTCGCGGTCCACGTCCCAGACCCTGCGCTCCACGGGGAAACCGCAGGTGGGACACGTCCTCGGCTCCATCACAGCGTCCCGGCGAAGTCGAAGGCGTCGAGCGACTGGGCGTCAGCCGCCGTAGCGGTCGCGGAATCGTCCACGTAGTCCTTGAAAATCCATGTCCTGACCGCTCCCTTCCAGTCCTTCATCGGGTTCTTGCCGACTTTCCAGCCGTTAGCATCGTACCACGAGACGAACCTTTCGGCTCGGAACGTTTCCCCTGTTAATCGCAGGTTTCTGGATTTGATGAAGCCCTCGGCGTACTCGGCGACCTCGGGAATCGAGGGCTTCACGAACTTTTTCGCCCGTCGTTTTTTCGGTTGTTCGGGCGCGCACGCGCCAAAACCCTTGGGATTAGGTTGAGTATCAACCCTAGAGGAGTTACTAGTACTCTCTCCTAACCTAACCTTACCTAACCTAACCTCGGTATCCACTTTGTCTACCAACTGACAGTCAGGTGTCTCCAGTTTGTCTACCAGTTGGCTACCAAGTGTATCCACTTTGGCTACCGGCTTGAACATATCCGCAGGTAAGCCCGTGTCCCTCGTCGTGTACGATTTGTTCTCGTCAATGTAAAGCGTGGCTAACTCGTCTGGGTAGCGAGTTGCGTGGCGCCTGTCCGACCGGACGTAGTTGTTGACCCACCACGACTTGATGACCACAGCGCCCGAGTCGAACGTCAGGATGAACTTCTTCGCCACCAGCAGCCGCAAATCGTCCTCCGACGCGCCGCACATCCTGCGGATTGAGCGCGGGTTGTTGACGAAGCCCCAGTCGTCCGCGTTCATCCCGAGGTGGATGTAGAGCGACTGTGCCGACAGCGGCATGTCGAGAAAGGCGTCCGACTCGACGATGGTTCTGGAGAACATTCTTCGTTCAGCCATATAGTGACCCCCTATCAATAAAATATATTTTTGAGCCTATTTTGAGTAGTTCCAGGCTGCGACCAGCTCGCCCTCGGTCGGGTACAGCCCGACCACCATCGGGCAGTTGTCCCTGTAGGCAGCATCCTCGTCGCGGTGCCTGATTTCGAACTCCTCGGTGCCGCCGATGATGATGACCTCACGGGCGTACACCTCGCCGCCGTAGAACGGGCAGCGCCTGAGAGTCGGTGCCATGTTGCCTCCAAAGTGGAGCGCCCAGCATAGTGCCGGGCGCTCCGATCGACTAGTCCTTGCTTGTAATCTTCACGCCGGGCAGCTCTTGCGGCAGGAAGTTGAACTCATAGTTGAACTTGTCGGTCTTGGTGGAGTCGATTTGCTCCACCGTGTACATAGTCCAGTCGTTGAGATAGATGAAATGCTTCTGGTACTCGCCGTCGGGCAGCTCGGCGATAATGTTCAACTCATTAGTTTCCTGGTCGGTCTTGATGGAAAGACAGCCCTCCATCTGCAACAGCACCTTGTCCGAGCGCATGTTGATAACGGTCACACGGCGGCGAACGTTGAAGTTGTCGGCATCTTGGGAAAGGTTGTGGCTTACCTGAGCACGCTCGGTGCATCCGGAGAGTCCAAGCGTGGCGATGATGCCAACCACGGCCAAAATAAAGGCCCCCGTTGCGGCGATCCTACGCTTCGTGTTATTCATTTTTAGTCCTTTCCTGTAACTGCTCTGCCTCGATGCCCAGCTTGCCCAAGATGAACGCGAGGGCATCGTCTGCGGATATGTCGCCGTGGACAGTCCGATCGGGCAGGCGCACACACTTGTTTGCCTTGTAGTCGTAGTAGAAGTACGCGAGGCGCGACACGTCCGGGCCGTCCGGGTACACGATGCAGTCCACCATGTACGCAATCCAGGTGTCGTCGTAGATGTTCCAGCTGTAATGGACATGATTGACTGGATTGATTTCAGACACGACCTTGAACTTGCTCATGGGGCGACCTTCCTGCGGCAGTTCGGGCAGAAGTTCCACGTGCCTTTAACGTAGTAACCTTCGAAATCCTCGACCCTGCATCCGCAAGCGGAGCACTCGAAGCCGTTGGTACATGCGCCGCATTCGCTTTCGTCGTAGACGTTTTCGCAGGTCTGCTCGGTTGGTACATCCATGAGCACTTCGATCGGGACGACATTGGAGAAGCTGTACTCGTCCCAGAACGTCTCAGGCCATTCTTTTCCGTCGTACCTGTTGCGCTTGCATCGCTTCTCGGCGCACACCTCGGCATCATGCTCGTTGTCGAATGCCATGTAGGGGGAATCCCATTTGTCCTCCCATTCGCCGCCGTAATCGACGACTAGGTAGACGGTGCGCTTAGCTTTCATCCTCCACCTCCACGCCGAAGCTTTTCAGGAAGTCGATAATCATGAGCGTGTAGCAGTCAACCTCGACATTGCAGTCGTCGAAAACCACCATGCGTTCCGCGCGGCATTTCACGCACGATGCACCGATAGCCTTTTGGTTGCCAGTTAGCGCTTTAAAGTAATGGCACGGTGCTGCCGCGCCCCTGAAATCACATTCGTACGCATCCTTTATGGCATATCGAAGGTGGCAAATCTGCTTCTCCAGCTCGGGCTTAATCTTCATCAATGACCACCGCCCCGCACTCAGGACAACGCTTGTACGGATACCGATCGTAGTCGGGCATGTCGAACTCGTTCATGCAATTGGAGCACTGGAATGAGTTCTCGAAATCGCCACCAACGTTTGTCATGACGCATGTGGGAATGTCGATTAGGTCGGCGAGCCTTTCGACGATGGGGATGTAGTAGCCAGTAAAGATGTTGCTGTATTTCTCCACGGAATCCGCGATGTTGCGATAGGCGCTGTTACCGCATTCCACAAGGTCGAGGTCGTTTTTGTAGTACTCCCCGTTTTCTCGCATGTATGTGAGTTGGTTCCTCAGTCGCGCCGCCACCTCGCGGCGTTCCTCGTCGCTAGTCATCGACAATCACCGCCCCGCATTTAGGACAATAGTTCCACCGCATGTCACCTATTGAGTAGCCGCAGACCTCGCAACACGGGGTCTCCCTGCCATACTTGGTCTTGAACTTGCCGTGGCGCGTAGTGGTCGGACGATCGATTAGGTCGGCTAGACTGTCCAAAACTTCGCGCCAGTTCAAATATCCGACTCCAAGGCAGTCGAGGAACGGCACTATCGCCGATTCTTTGAACCCGGAACCATCATATCCGCGCATCTTCTCGGCAACTTCGTGGCGTTTATCATCGGTAATCATCAGTCACCGCCGCTCCGCATACGGGGCAGAACATAGGGTCGTCCTCGCCGTAGGCAATGTGGCCGCAAGACAGGACGTGATGCGGCGTCTCCTCGACGGACTCCAAGTTGTCTCCCATGTAGCTCTCGACGATTGCGCAGGTCGGGCGGTCAATCATGTCGGCCAGCTTGTACAGCCCGGTCTTGGTCAGCCCGCTGTCCTCGATACCGTTGTCGTAGGCAGTTTCAGACCAATACTCAAAGCCCATGGTCTGGAACAAATAGTTAGACGCGAAGAAGTCCTCATACGCGTACTCCGGCTTGAGGTTGCGCAGTTTCTCGGCAATCTCGTGGCGATCTTTATCGGTAATCATGCGTTCACCTTCTCTGCTTTAGCAGCGACATCGAACATGTCTGCGAGCTTGTCGAATGCCTCATGCACTGGCATGTCCATATCATCCAGACCGAAGGCCATAAGTACGCTCTCAGTAAACTGGTGGTCGCTCATGTCCCAGAGCGTGTCATCGGGCAGATAGCCGCGCCAAGTCTCGGCCTGACCGCGCAGGCGCTCGGCAATAACCTCGGCTCTCATTTCTGCATCGCCTGCAGCATGTCGTTCAGCATGGCCGCCTCGGGAGACGCGATATGCGTCACCAGGCCGGTTGCGCAGCACATTAGCGCTATGAACAAGCAAAGGGCTACGATGCCGCAGGTTATGATCACGAAGATACTATCATCTGAGAAACAGCACGTCACGTCATGGCAGTAATCCGTGTCGCTGTCGTCATTCGAGTGGACGGCCCACATGAGTATGCGAATCGCCACGGCGAGCGCGACCGCCAGAAACAGGCAGGTTACGCCGCTCTTGGCGACCTGCATGGCGGCCCATTTCGGCGCGAACTCGGACAGGTGGTTCAGCAGGTAGTCGGCACCGACGCCCAGCTGGTTGGCTATCTCCTTGATAGCGTTGGAGTCCATATCCTCCTCCTTATTTGGTTGTTTGGTTAGTGAAGTTCCTCGTACTTGCAGTAGCGGGTGCCGCGAATCTCGGAGCAGAACGTCCGCTCCAGCTCGTCACCCTCCAGCTTCTCGTAGCGGTCGCGGTACTCCTTGCAGTCGCAGAATCCAGTGCCGTACTCGCCGTCATTGTGGATGCACGTCCTACAGGTCGGCAGCAGCAGGCGCCTGATGAAGATGATGGGGTGGCGCCAGAAGCTAAGCATTGTCGCTCCTGGAGTTCCACTGCTTGACAAGCTCGTCCTTGGTGAACTGAATGACGGCATCAGTGTCGTTCACATCGCCATTGTAGACGCTATAAGCGTATATAGGCTTATAGCCGCCGACCCGCCAACGATTGATGGTCTGCTCGCTGATGACGTGGATTCGCATCTCCACGCCGCAGTTTCACACGATAACTCCCTGTCTAATCCGCAAGCCTACGTCGGGGCGCGTGTACGGCTTTTTGGTTATCGGCTGTCCGCAGAACGGGCAGTAATTGATCGGGATGCTCCATGCGTACGGAGGGTCGACGACGATGATGTGCTCGCCGGTGTCCATCTCGTCAATCCGCATCTCGACGCCCTCGTCGTAATCGCCGAAGTTGAATCGCGTCTTACCGCAGAATACGCAGTCAGTCTGAGTCGTCATTCGTCCTCCTTGGATATAGCCAACGCCACGTACTTCTGAGCCAACCCCTCGAAGTTATCGAGGATGTAGTCGATTCGGTAGACTGCATCGTTGAGCGGGTGCATTGCTATAGCTCTGGCAAAGAAGCAATCATCGAGGAGGACTTTGAATACGATTTTGTCGCCGACCTTGAAGTTGCGGTCGTTCTTGCGAATCTCGAATGTCTTAGCCCCGCTCATTACTGCGTCGGCATACTTCTTGTAAATCTTGAGCGTATGTGTTGTCATCGTTCCTCCCCCCTCAGCTTGCGGATACGATCGGCAATGTCGCGCATGGCAATTCGAGCGCAGCCGTCCTCGCCACCTGGGCACGATATACAGCCACCTTCGTCTTTGTCTCTGTGGAAGTAGGCGCAAGCCTCGTAATACCGCGCGTCACCTGCCTCGTCCAAGTCTTTCAGTAGCTTCTCCCAGCTATCGGGCGGGGTGAGGCGTACGTCACTGGTGTGCAAAGTCATGTGTTCACCTGGCGTGCGCTCGATATACACAAGCCAAGCGTCGTGGGCGTCACTGATGTGGTACATGTATTCGAAGCGCAAGGCATGAACCTTAGTTCCGTCCGCAATGAACAGCTCCGAAGTGTCCAGAGGAATCTCGCGGCCCTCGGCATCTGTGGGTAGCTCGACGCTCATTCGGCATCACCGCACAGACGCTCCACGCGGGTTGCGATGTCTCCAAGCATCTTACTTATGCACGTATCGGTTCCGACAAAGAAGTCGCATCCGCTGCACGTGATGTTGCCCGAGTATATGCACGCAGCCACAATGTTTCCGTTGAGGTTGCAAGCATCCTGAGCACGCTTTATATCCTCGATAAGCTGCTCTGTGGTGTCTGGCTTGGTGAGATAGAGACGGGTAGAGTCGATAATCAACGAATCGGTCTCAATTTCCCATTTGTCTTTCTTTTTGTAGTACGTGAATCTGAGCACGTCCTGCTTTTTACCATCATATGTGTACAGCTCCTCGGTGTCGAGCGGGATTGACTTCCCCTCGGCGTCCTTCGGCAACTCGGTCATTTATTCTCCACCTCGTTCAAAAACTTTCCAGTGATAAGTCGGTGCAGCCAGTCGGCAGTCTTGTAGATGTCCTTGTCGGCATCGTCCTTGAGTCCGGTGCGATCGAAGTACTTGAGCGCGTGAGCGACGTCGGCAATCTTCGCGCCGCTTATATAGTCGCTGGTTCTCAAGACGTTGCAGACGTACTCAATCTTGTCGGCTGTCTGCATCCCGCCCTGCTTGTAATGGCTCGCGTACTCGCTCATTCTGCCGCCCCCAATGCTGCGGAAACCTCGTCCTGGACTTCCTTGAGGAGCTTGCAGACCATGGCTCCCGAGTACTTGCTGGTTGACTTGGTGCTCAGGAACTCGATGGTCTTTGTCAGCTTGCAGACCAGGTCGCAGAGCACCTGCGTCCTAGTACGGCTCTCTGTCATTTCCATTCCTCCCTTACGTTTCGCACTCTCAGATACGAATCGACTTTCGCGTTCTTGGAGACGTATCCGGCACTGGTGCCGACTCCGTTGCGGTGCCTGCTGGACGTGTGAATCCTTCGCCTGCCCTCGTCCCTGCACTCTTGGGAGCAGTAGACGGCGTTCTTGGCTGAGCCGCCGAAATCCCTACCGCAAATCTTGCATGTGCAGGCGTAGCGGCGACCGTCCTCCTCGTAGCTGAAATAGTGGCCGCAGACCATGTTTCCGTCTCGGCAGGCCGCGCTTATGGTGGACTTCGGACAGGCTACAGATGCCGCAGCAGCGGCGACGCTCACGTAGCGCTTGCCGTCGTCCCTGAGAACCGGATGCCAATTTCCGGCTGGCTTCTTCTCGGCCGTCATTTGTTAATCCTCGCGATGCAGATGTAGCCGTTGTCTCGGTATACGCGAACGAGATCGGAGAGTCCGTTGTACCTGATATAGTTGTAGATGCTGGACTGAACGTTGTTGGATGCCCTGCGGCCTTCACGGTAGTCCGCGTTGCTGGTCGTATACTTATGCTTTATGACCGTGAGTCCGCTTGCGATAAACGCGTCTACAAGCGGCTTGAACCGATTTACCGAGCCTCTTCCGGCGTTGTGGACGCCAGCGTAGGCCGCCTCGGGCCACAGGGACTCGTCGAACGCCTGCTTGAAGGCCACTGACTCGGCTGCGTCATGCGACTCCTCGATAGCGGTGTCCACAAGGCAGTCGATGCGGGTGTCGCAGAACAGCTGCGCGATGGTGCGCACCGAGACGCGCGTGGTGAACGTCGGCATCGTGCGGTACGACTCCTGCGGCACGACGGCTGCGATCAAATCCTTTACAGTGGCTCCCATGTCGCGTGCGACCTTTTTGCAGATGGACCACGACACTCCGAGGTTGATGTCGTACTCGTCTCCGGCTCTGCACTTGGTGACGGCCTTTGTGCCGTCCTCGAAAAAGACGATGGTTGCAGGTCCGCTGAACTTAACGGACTTGACGCTGATGTTATTCATTTGTTCTCCAATGGTGGAGCCGCCGGGAATCCGACGGCTCTGCTGTTCTATAGCCTGTCGACCGCCTCGATGCGCTCTCCCAGCCAGCGCATAACCGGAACGGCCATGCTGTTGCCGCACGCCTTATAGCGCAGCGAGTCGGGACACTCCTCGGCAGGCTTTCCCTTCCACGGGATTCTGGTGTGGTTGTCCGGGAAACCCTGCAACCGCTCACACTCCAACGGAGTCAGACGGCGAACTACCGAGTTGATGCCGCTTTCTGCGGTCGTATTATCATTGATGTTGTGATAACCTGCGATCGGCTCCGATTCGTCGGCGCTGCTGTCGGAAGTCGCTCCTTGGTGATGCTTGAAAGCGACTACTGGCGGGTCTTTGCGAGTGTGGGCGCTGATTGTTCCGCTAACTTCGGTGTCCACGCTCGTGTTCTTCTGCGTGTCGGTCATGCACACGAGGCTCTGGTTGTTGACAGTGCTCAGGGTGCCGCTGATTTCATCTTGAATCAAAGGTCCTTTGCCCCCCCCTGGTTTGCCTGCCCTGCCTCGGATAAGCCAGCTGTGCATGTCTCACTCTCCTCGTACATAACCGCAGGATTGTGATAGTCGGCAGTGAGCGTCGGTGACTGCTCTACAGCGGCTCCGATGCCGCCTGCTTTCGAGCCTTGGTGGTACTTGAACGACACCGCCGGACGGTCAATCGTCGTCAGGGTGTACATAGGCTCCCCAAGTTCTTGGAAACCGTTCACGTTGCCGCCGTTCTCAGGCTTGCGTCCGATGATGTTCCCGGCGGTCGAGAACACGCTGGGCTGGATGTTCATTCCCTCGGTGGTCCCGCTGCTGAGGGTCGGTGCGCATGATTCAGGCGTATAGATGCGCTTGCTCTGCGGGTCTGCCGGATTTAGGCATCCTGCGTCGCCACCTTGCGCAACGCTGCGTCCAGAAGCGGCGGCAACGGCTTTCCTCTTTTCTCGGCTCGACGGAGTATCCCAGCACATGCTTTCTGGCTCAAAGAGTACTTCGCAGGCGCGTGCGTCTCCAAGGTGTCCGACAAGAAAGAGACGTTCGCGCCTTTGGGCCACGCCGAAGAACTGCGCGTCCAGTACTCGCCACGCCAAACCGTACCCGAGGGCATCCATTTCTCCGAGCAGCTGTCCGAAAGCCGCCCCCCCCTCACACGAGAGCGCTCCCTTGACGTTTTCCCACAGGAACCACCGAGGCATAAGCTCTTGAACACAACGTATGTACTCGAACATGAGTCCAGAAGCTCCCTTAAGACCTTCTCGCTTTCCTGCGATCGAGAAGGACTGGCATGGACTTCCTCCGACCACAAGGTCAACTGCTCCATGAATCTCCTTTTTCCAATCTACTTTGGTGATGTCCCCAAGGTTCGGGACGTTCGGCCAGTGCTCGGCAAGTACAGCGCTCGGGAAGTCGTCTATCTCGCAGAACGCGAGCGGTTCCCATCCGAGCGGTTCCCAAGCGAGCGTCGCCGCCTCGACTCCCGAGAAGATGCTTACATATCGCATTTGGCACCGGCCCAGAACATGCACGATCCATCGCATGGCGTGATGCTGTCGATAAACTCCCCTGTCGAGAGCTGCTTGTTCTTGATGTTCAGCAGGTAGTTGTGCTGCGCCATGCGCTCGCACACGCCGTAGTATCCGCTGCTGAAATCGTCCCACTTGGCACAGCTTTGGCAGTCGCGCTTCATTTGAACCGACCTCCGATGCAACCGACAACGGCAATCAAGACGAACAACACGACTACGGGGGTGGCATATGCCGTTTCACGTTTACATGGAGCGGTCATGTCGCCACCCCCTCATGTCGGTCGCCTTGAGGTTCCAAATCGGCTTTAGGTGATGGATGACCTCAACTGTCGGCTCGATAAGCCGCAATATCTCGCCGGCGCTCTTATATGCCTCAGGCGATTCGTCGAGCGTCGCTTCACAGGCGCTCGGGCAGTAGATGCCAGCCTCTTTCATCTCTGATACAAACTTCTCGGTGTCCAAGTTGGCGCGTGCCTGCGCACGACTCATGACACGACCAGCGCCGTGGGGAGCGGACTCGTTCCAATCATTGTTGCCCTTGCCGACGGCGATTACTGAGCCGTCGCGCATGTTGAACGGGATAAGGACCTTCTCGCCAGTGTGTGCGCTGATTGCGCCCTTGCGGATAACGTTGTCATCGGATATGTAGTTGTGCATCGTCTCGAATCGAGCGCTCAGGTCCAGCTTGATTCCAGTGCGTTCCTTAATCTGCTTGAGAATGTGGAAACGGTTATCAGTAGCGTATCTCTGGCAGATACGCATGTCGTTGAGATATGCGCCTGCCGCAAAGCTCACGAGGTACTTGAGATCGCGAGGAACATCTTCCTTGCACATTTCCTGCGCCATTGCCTGGTGATACTCGGCTACCTGTTTACCCAGATTGCGAGAACCGGTGTGCACCACAAGATATTGATACCCATACTCGTCCTCGTCGAGTTCAACGAAGTGGTTGCCGCCGCCCAGCGTGCCCATGGAGCACTCAATCCGCTCGACCCCTTTGAGATAGGCGCCGTTCACAACACCGTAGTCATTCTCAAGGCTGCATTTCGGCTCGTTGTGAACGCTGAACCCAGTTGGTACAGCTTTCTTCACGTCGCGGTTGAATTGAATCAAATCGTAGCGGTCGATACGCTCGTCGAGAGGGGCGCAGAGCATACCGCAACCGATGTCGACTCCGACCAGATTCGGAATAACCTTGTCGCCAAGGTTCGCTGTGAACCCGATCACGCAACCCTTTCCGGCGTGGGCGTCGGGCATGATGCGAATCGTGGCACCCTCGAAAGCCGGACACGATGCAATCTCGTCAACCTGCTTCTTGGCGCTCTCCTCAAGATTCTCAGCGAAAATCTTTAAATCTGCCATTTGACCTCTTTTATATAAGTGCGTTACTCGACCCCAGTGCTGCCGTAGCCGTTCGCCCCACGGTCGCTGTCCGACAGCTCGTCGACGTTCAGGAAATCGACGTCCTCGCACTTGATGATTAACATCTGGCAGACGCGATCGCCCGGATACACCGTGAAGGCCTTCTCGCCAAGGTTGAGCAACTTGGCCTTGATGGGGCCTCGGTATCCCGAGTCGATGATGCCGACTCCGTTCGACAGGCAGATGCCGTAGTTGCACCCGAGTCCCGAGCGCGGGGCCTGCAAACCGAAGTAGCCATCGGGAATCTCCATGCTCACGCCGAGGTCAATCCAGGCGGACTCCCCGACCCCGATGGTCACGGGACGCGGGATGAAGGCCCGCATGTCGGCTCCGGCGTCGCCCTTGTGCTTTCGCTCAGGCGTGTGCCCGTACACCGCGACGGTCTTAATCTCCATCTGTTCCATCTCCTTCCAGCGGGTGCGCACGACCCGCCAACTGGTAGCTGGCCTTGAACCAGTCGCATTTGCAGGGACACTCGATGCACAGCCGGAAGTCCTCACGGTCGAAATCCGAGTCGGTAACGACGGCGCCCGTCTTGCACTCGTTCAAAAGCCACCTCCTTCCAGAAGCGGGTGCAGCCGATGAAGGCCGCACCCGCGCACAAATCAGTACTCGACGAAGCCGTTACAAGGCTCGTCGCTCTCGTTTACAGCGTTCTCCTGCACCCATTCGAGCACGTCCGCAGCGCCGATGCTCGGGCGCTCGTCGTACCACTGGGCGTACTTTCGCTTGCAGAAGCCGCAGCCGCTCTCGCCGATGAACGCGAACGACTCGCATTGTCCGCACTCGTAATTCGGTCCGGCGTCTGGCGCGCCGTCGCGCTCAAGATTCATCTGAATCCTCCTAGAACGGAATGTCCTCGTCGTAGACTTCGGCAGCGGCTACAGGAGCCGCCTGACGTGGCGCTGCGTGGCGAACGGGAGCAGGTGCAGGAGTGCTGATAACGGCACCACCCTGCTCGTCTCGGCGGCTCATGAACTCAATCTCGTCCACGATTACCTCCAGCTTGGAACGGTGCTCGCCGTCCCTCTCCCAGCTGGAGTAGCGCAGCTTGCCCTCGATGGCGACCTTGCTGCCCTTGGCGAGGTAGTTGGCAATCTTCTCGGCTCGGGTGCCGAACATGGTGCAGTCGACGAAGTTGGGATAGTCCTCCCACTCGCCCGTCTGCTGGTTCTTGCGTCGGTCATTGACGGCGATGCCGAAGCTGAGCACCTGTGAACCGCTCTGGGTGGCGCGAAGCTCGGGGTCGCGGGTCAGGTTGCCCGTGACGCACACTCGGTTGATAGACACTATTTCTTCCTCTCGTTGAGCAGCTTCACGATCTTGTCGCGCTGTCGGCAACCGAGGCTACCGAGGCGGCGCTTCTCGTCGATGCCAAGCTCCTCAAGAATCTGCTTTGACTTGGTTTTGCCGACGCCCGGCAGGGACTCGATGAAGTAGCGCAGGCGCATACGCTGTGCCTCGGGAGAGTCGAGCACTTCAAGCGGCTCGACCTCCAGCCACTTCATCTTGCGGCGAATCTCGGCGAGCTGCTTGCGCGCCTCGGTCGCCTTTTTGAGGGCCAGCTTGCGCTCCTCCTCGGTAAGCTCGTGGTTGATGGGCATTACTCGGAAACCTCCTCGATAATCTCGCCGGTCTCGGCGTCTACGTTTGCGGGTACATCGGTCGGCTCGGGAGCCAGCGGGTCCTCGAAAAGGCGGTTGCCCTCCTCGTCGAGGACGATCGGGGTACTGTCGTCATCGGTAACGGCCTTTGCGACCTCGACTGAGCGCGGCAGCAGGCCACGGTTGAAGGCTCGACGGATGACCGTCTTTTCTGCCATGGCGGCGTAGTCGGACGCCCACGGTCCGAACTTGCTGGCCTTGGAGCGATCCTTCACCTCGTCGACCTCCTTCTTGCTCATTTGCAGGAACACGAAGCCGCCGTCCTTCAAATGGCATGACAGGTAGACTAGCTTGAGCTTCTTAGCGCTGTGGTCGGCATCGAGGTTGGGCTTGAAGCTGAAATGAACGCCAGTCTCGTCCTCCCAGTAGTCGAAGTCGTCACCCTCGTAGACGCACTGGGTGCGCACGGTCTTGACTTGACCGGAGCGGCGAACCAGTTCCAACATGCCGTTCTTGCCGAGGATGAACTGGGCCTCCTTGCGGCCAGTATGGCGATTGTTGTACGGCAGGATGTAGGCGTTGCCCATGATGTCGTTCGGCTCAAGTCCGATTTCAGCGCACTTGAGGCAGCAGCTGAGCATACTCTGTACCGAGCATTCCTTTAGGTCTGGAATCTGCTTGTAGGTGGCGATCGCGAGCTGGGTAAGGCGCTCGGGCGTGAAGCCCTTGGGCATGACCGCCTGCAGCTGCGGAGCACAGCGCTTGATAAGTCCGGCGAACGAGTTGTCCTGCTGCTGGGACTGCTTAATCTCCTGTTTCGCCTGCGTGATAGCTCCCAAAGTTATTCCTTCTCTTTCTTAGCGGCGGCGAACCTGATGCCGCCGTTCGTGTCTTGACCGTTCTTCTTGTAGCGCGACCAGGTGAACCTGCCGTCCGGCGTTACAATCCCTCGGTTGTCACCGATTAGCTGGCACAGCCTGTTGACTGCCCCTTGGTATTCCGTGGTCGCAGCGTCTCGGGACTCCTTGGCTTTCAGCCAGTCGGTGGCCTCCTTGGGCGTGCTGTCCATGTCGACAAGCTCACCGGGCGTCCGGTGCTTTGCGAGCAGGGCCTTGATTTCAGCCCCGACCTCTCCGATCGGCGGCTCTACGTCGTTCTCGACCATCGACCAGAAGTCATCGACCTCCTTGTTGACGGCTCGGACGTCGTCCTCGTCGCGCATGACGCGGAACTCCTTGTAAATCTGGCCGCCGATAAGCACGGCCACGTCCGCGAACTTGCGCCCAGTGACGCTCATGTAATGGGTAATCTGCGTGATGTAGTAGATGGGCACTCCATCGTCCCAGTCGTGCTCCCTGTAGAGTGACGCCGTCTTGATTTCCAAGATGCCCCATCCGAGTTCCGGGTCTTTGACCTCGTAGTCTAGTGATGCTTGGGCGTGGGGACGCTCGATGCTCTGGCAAACGGCGTTGACGCGCCTGACAATGCGGTCTGGGTGCTTACTGGCGTAATGACCACCCACGATGGGTTCGAGGATGTTCCCCCATTCAACAGCCTCATTGTCCGAGAGGTCTGCTGGCTGGATGTACCCGAGCTTTTCCGCCCAGACCTCGTATGGCCCGCGATAATGAGAGAGTCCCATAATGGCAGCAACGTCGGAACCTCCGATTCCCTTGCGGCGCTGGGCCAACCATGCGTCGGTGTCGCCGTCTGGAGTCCTGATTAGCGTGAAGTACTTGTTCTCGCCTACGATCGACATGGGTTCACCTCCGCAACCTCGTCCATGTTCATCAGTCCGAGCGGGATGACCGTGATGACCATGCGGTCGTTCTCAAGGCCCCTCATGCGAGGCCACTTGCTTATGTCGGCCTTCACGACCTGGGAGTCATCCTTCCAAGCCAGACCGTTGAGGGCATCTGACACCAGCTTGCCGATGTTGTCCCAGTCGGGCTTGAAGGTGTCCTCCTCGCAGAGAACCTTCTTCGGGCGCGACTTTGGGAGCGCACGGTACGCATCGACCAACAGGATGAACGGCTCTCGTCCCGTCTGGTGCTCTGCCGGGAGGACGTTGCCCTCCTTGGCGATGACATCCAGATAGGCGGCGCGGATTGCCTGCTCGTCATCGTGCGTCCGTTTGGTCGTGTAGGTGCGGCCTGTTCCGGTGAAGCGCGGCCTGTCCTTTCCTCGGACGAAATCGACTCGGAACGTCGTCATAGCAGCGCTCCAATGTCTTTCAGATAGCGGTCAAGCTCGTAGACGCTGATGCGTGCGCCGCGCTCGCCGTCAGGCTCGATGAAGTCAATAAGGCCCTTCTCGCGGTCGCGTCGAAGCCTGTCCTGCCCGAGTCCGGTGAACTTTCCGCACTCGGCAACCGTGTAGGTCATCTTTGCTGGTAGCCCGGCCGCCATTGCGATCGACAGCGCCGACTGCTGCGGCTGCTCCGATTCATTCGCGTCCTCGGCAAGCGCCTTGATGCAGACATTGATGACGCGGACAAGTTCCTTGGCGCTATCGGCCGCCAAGCCCTTGTCGGTGTTAGAGTCCATCTGACACCGCCCCGCAGTAACGTCCGATGAAGTACGCTTTGCCTTTTCCAGTTACCTTGGGAGTGCGGTTGATGGTGACTCGACCGTCGCTGTGGGTAACCGCCGTCTCCTTGATGCGGAACAGCTTCATGTCCATGGAGCGCTGGGTCGGAACGTTCCGGTTGGAGCCGGACTTGCCGAGATAACCGTCGCGCTGGAGCAGCTTGAAAAGTCGGTTCTGACCGATCTCAAGACCGTTCTGGCACATCATCTTGGCAAGTTCACCGATAAGGCAGGTGCCATCTGAATCGGCCACGGCGTCTGCGAACAGCGCCTTGGGCTTCATGTCCTCGATGGTCGCCTCGTGGAGAGCGATAAGCTCGTTCTTGCGGTCGATGGTCTTTTGTGCAATCAGCAGTGCGCGCGCCATAATGTCGGCGTCGCTGTCCTCGGTGCTGGCGGCGATGTAGCCGCCGTCCTTTCGGATGGACGGCAGGACCTCGTGGGTAACCCAGCGCTGGAACGGCGCGGCGTTCGGGCTGCGGCTCACCATAATCACTCGGTAGAAACCGGACTCGTTGATAAGCCTGAGTCCTCCCCTGCGGCGAGCGTCGCTGGTTTCCATCTCACACACATTCTGTGGGAGTTCCGCCGACCAGCACTTCTCGTCATCATCGAGAAGTCGAGTGATGCCGTTTGCGTCTCGAAAACCGAGAGCCTTGGCAACGTCGGTCGCGGCAAGCCAGATTTCATCCGACTCGGTCTTGGTCGCTCTGAGCTTGCCGAACCGCTCGCTGCTGAACAGCTGCAAATCTGCTACACTCATGCCGACCTCCTTTCAGGTCAAAGCCCCCGCGCGGTGGAATGTGGCAGGGGCTTTTTTCGTGCTATTCGGTTGTGTAGTAATCTGAATAAAGAGTGGTCAAATAGAGACCGAGAGCTGCGTTCATCATGTCCGAAATGGTGTCCATCTGCTTCACCTTTTCGATACATTTGAGGAAATCATCCCTGTACTTTGGATCGATTGTGACGATGAAGGAAATGGGGCTTTCGGCAATGGTCTTTTTGTCATCATCGATTCCGCATAGGAACGTCTCTTCGACAATGTCGTCCATCCGCTACTCCTCGACGTAGTGCTTGATGACGTTGTTGAAGCTGCCCTTGTTGCCGTAGACCTTCTTGGCGATCGCGGCGAGCAGGCCCTTCTCCTTGTCTAACTTCTCGTTATGCGCCTTGACGACGGTCTTGGTGCCGTCCTTCCAGTAGACGATGGTCGCCGGGTCATGGAAGATGACGCGCTCGATTTTGGGCTTTGCAGGACTGTTTCCCCACCAGGTCGTGCCGATGTAATGAGTGTTGTCACCGCCAAAATAGAGCCTGCGGCGCAGCGCGTCCAACAGGACATGTGCGACGGAATCGGACGACTTGCACCGACTTGCCGCAAGTGCGTCGCCTGCGGTCAAATGGACGCTTACGACGGCATTGGCCGTTCCGATGGCCGAGTCCACTTCGAGAGCTGGGTCGGAAATATAAACCATCAGTTACCTCCTTCTTAGGTATTTGGTTTTGAGGAAATGGGCAGGCGCGGAGGGATTCGAACCCCCATCGGCGTTACCGCCACGGTTTTGGAGACCGCTGCTCTACCAGTTGAGCTACGCGCCTGTGGAGTGCTGCCCAGGAGTCGCACCTGGTTGCGCGGATTTGCACTCCGCTGCCTAGCTGTTCGGCCAGCAGCACATGGAGTCGCCAGAAGGACTCGAACCTTCAACCTGCTGTTTAGGAGACAGCCGCCCTATCCATTGGGCTATGACGACGAAAATGGAGGAGGGTGTGGGATTCGAACCCACGGGTCGCTACTAACGGCCTACTGTTTTCTGGACAGCTGCGATAATCCTCTCTGCTAACCCTCCGTTGGCGGAGCATGTAGGACTTGCACCTACGGGCCTCGTATGAGGTCTACGGGTTAGCAACCCGCTGCAGTAGCTACTGTGCCAATGCTCCGAAATGGAGCCGCCTGCGGGAGTCGAACCCGCATTACCGGTTTGGAGGACCGGAGTTCTACCTTTGAACTAAGGCGGCATGGTTGGTGCGGCTGGATTCGAACCAGCAACCTCTCCGTTATCAACAGAGTGCTCTGACCCTTGAGCTACGCACCAATGGACCCGCCAAATGGGATCGAACCATTCACCCAGGCAGGGGCAACGTAATCCCCTGCGTGCGTCATCCCCTAGTGGAATTGGCGGCATGGCTCGCGCGGCAGGCCTCGAACCTGCGACCTCCCGGTTAACGGCCGGGCGCTCTACCAGCTGAGCTACACGCAAATGGTGGGGCAAACCATACGGCACAATGGCTGCACCGCTGGGCATGCCCCGTGTTGGTCGCGGGAGGGGGATTCGAACCCCCATGGGACGGCTTATGAGGCCGTTGAGTTACCTGTACTCTATCCCGCTATGGCTTCTCGGCAGGGAATCGAACCCTGATTGACTGAACCAGAATCAGCCGTGCTAAAACCGTTACACTACCGAGAACGTGTTTGCCAGCGGCGACAGCAACCGACACGGCTGCTGTACACATCTTCTTGCGACGCGACCGCCGAAGGGCAAATGGCGGTCTGTGTTTTCCGATGCCCGTATCGGCTGCTGTCGCCGCTGGCGGCTGGGGCAAGGTCACAAAACCCCAGCGTGTCCGTGGTTACCGCGCGTCGCGGTCTGGCACTCACGGCTTACCACCCGCACGGCGCAATGCCGATTGGGTCCTACCCCTTTCGGGGCGAATATTCGGTACTCAAAGAGCGCGTCCCGTCTGGGACATTGCGCGGTTTCCCGCGCGGACTCGGCTGCTAGTAGGGTGTTCAGCAAGGAGACGAAAACTGAACTGGCTCCGTGGTATGGGAGGAGAGAAGAGGACAGTCGAGTCCGCGAGGGAAAACGCGGTTGATGGCTACTGTTTTGAGTCGCGCCCAGTAAGCCAGTCGAGCGAACAGCCGATAAAGTCGGCGAGGATGACGGCCTCTTGGAGAGTGAACGGGCGCTCACCTGTGAGTTTTGCGTGAGTTGCGTTCCATCCGAGTCCTAGCAAATCGGCAACTTTTTGCTGCGTGATTCCCTTTGACTTGATGTACTCCGAGACATGCTTTGCGCAGGTATTCACTATCGTTACCTCATTTCCGACTGCTTTCATTCGCTAGCAGCTTTCGTTTGCTAGCTCGCAATTTCGTATGTTGCTTCTTATCGACAGTCGTGTCAACAACAATTTGGGTAAAATTACTTTCAACTAGAAGGAAAGGAGACGAAAATGACCCTTCTAGCTGGGCTGCAAGGCATCCTCGACAGCCGAAATATGAAGCCTGCCGACTTGTGTAGGCTTTGTGGATTGAGCACTGGAGTGATGTCCAACTACATGAGCGGAAAGCGTGTGCCGTCAATCGCGAACGCGATTACGATCGCCGAGGCGCTTGGCGTGACGCTCGACGAACTAGTCGACAGAGAGCCGACTCGCTATGCGCCGCCGCCGCTAACAAAAGACGAAGAAGCGCTTCTAGACGACTACCGCAACTGCACGCCGACCTCTAAAGAGAAAATCGACGAGTACGCGGAGTTCCAGAGCGCTAAAAGCAAAGAGTCCACGCGAGATTCCAAGCGTTCTAAGAGGAGTGCGTAATGACTAAAACCAAAGAGCCGCCGTTTCTGGTGGAGCTAATTGTCCTTCTGCTGGGCGGCATCGGCTTTCTCGTGACATTGCCAGTGGCGGCATGCACGCTTATCGTCGAGGAGTACAAGCCGAACGCGCCGTACTGGTGCGCCGCGTTCGCCGTCTGCCTGGTCTGCGCCTTGGTGCTCAGGAACACCGAATGGGGCAGGCGCGAGCTACAGGATGACAAGAAGAAGCCAACCTCAGCGACGAAGCCCGAAACTGCCGAAAAGGGCTACGCTCCTGCCAACCCGAACGCAACGCTCAACCGTGCAGCGCTCGACACGACCCCCGATAAGGTGAAAAAGGCACAGCGCAAGGCCGGACTCCGCTGCCCGAAGTGCGGCTCAACCGACGTCACGTTCCTGAACAACACGTCGAAGTCAACGAGCGCTGGAAAGTCGCTCGTCGGTGCCGAGGTGTTCGGCCTTGAGGGCATGGTGGTCGGTGCCGCGATGGGCAGGAAGGGAAAGCGCGAGTACCTTTGCAACCACTGCGGCAAGCGGTACTCGGTGAGGAACTAGAAAGCAGGAGGCGCCGCCACCCGCCAAGATGAACGACGCCTCCAGAGGACTTATCCCACACACGGTAGGAAAGCAGGTTAATTATGCCACGGAAACGCGCTGAGAGGGGTTCTATCGCCCGTTTAGACCGAAACCGCTACAGGATTAGGTACTGGGGAGACAAGGGCGACGGAAAGGGCTACAGGCGATTGAGCGCGAACTTCACCGGGACGCTGACGGAGGCGAGGGCGGAGCGCGACAGGCTGATAGAGCTTCACTCGACCAACCAGCGCACGCAGCACACGGTCAGGTACGTGTTCGACACGCTGTACTGGCCGTCATGCGAGAAGCGGCTGGCAGAGAACACGCTGAAAATGTACCGATCGACTTGGAGCGGGTACGTCAAGCCGAAGTTCGGCGGCTGCAAGCTGGGGGCGGTGAGGCCGCTGGAAATACAGAAGTGGCTCGACGGCATGACGAAGAACCAGGCGAGGCGGTCGCTAAACATGCTGTCCAGCATCTACAAGACGGCAGTGAAGTACGAACTTGCCGAGAGCGACCCGACCTCGGTAGGCCTCACCGTTCCCGACACGATCAATGAGATGGACAAGGGAATATACGACCTCGCCGAGCTGATGCGAATGGCAGAGCTGATGCGCGGCTCGTGCATGGAAGGCGTATTCCTTCTTTGCGCGTTCGGTTCATGCCGCCCGGGAGAGGCGCTTGCCGTTGACCCGGCGTCCGTCGAGCTGGTCAGAGCCGATAACGGGATGGTCTGCGCTGCCGTCCTCATTGAGCGTGAGGCGGTTCGCGGAATTATCGCCGATCGCACTAAGACTGACAGCAGCAAGCGCTATGTCGTCGTTCCCGGAAAGTGGGGCGAGCGTCTAGCCGAAGTCGCCGACGAGCGAATCGAGGGCGGACACAACTTGTTCATCGAGAGCATGAAGGGCGGGCCGCTGATTTCATCTAGCTTGAAGGTGAAATGGGAAAACGAGTCAAAGAGGCTCGGGTTTGCATACCACCCGCTGCGCAACCTAAGAAACTCTTGGCGAACCAGCTGGGAGTACGAGGTCAGGATACCCCCCGCGACGCTGGAAATATTGATGGGCCACTCGGGGTCTGGAGTATCCGCTAAGCACTATGTCAGGGCGAGTTTAATGATGCTCGTCAACACAGTCGCCGACGCCTTCGCTGGCGCCGGACTTGTTTCATAGGGACTTTTAGGGACTAAATCGTTTAATGCAAGCGTTCTACCTGCGGTTTTGTCAGATTGTATAATCCACAGTAGTTTAGACGATAGGGTTATTTAAGGAAACTAGGCGCACACAACAGGC